ATTAGTAGTCTCAATAACTAGATTTCCTGTTACAGTATCTAAATATACGTTAGATCCATTTGGACCACCTCCAACGCTAGGAATTTTATTTTCAAGTTTAATAGAGAAATTAGAAAAATACTTATCAGAGGTATTTTGAATTCCTAAAATATTATTATGATTATATTGTTGTTGTATTGATGAAAGATTTTTAATAGGTTGATATGATACCTTTTGTCCATTCACAATATCATTACGTGCAATATTAATTAATTCATGCCCTCCAATATTTTCAAAAATTAAATCTGTCATTACCTCAATTGGAACTGAGTCATCATTGAATAATATTGTATCAATTGGTGCAGTTTTTACTGTTGTTGCTGGAGGCGAAGAAACTGCTGGTGTTGCTGGAACTTGTGGAACTGCAGCAATAAGACTTGCTGATTTTTCTTTAGTTACTGATTGAGTAAATAAATTAGCTTGTTTTTCTGCAATAACTACTGCTGTATTAACTTTTTGTTCAGCTGCTAAAGCTGCTGTTTCTGTTTTAGCTACATTTGCCAATAGCTCTTTTATTGAAGGTTTTTTTTCATAACTTTTGCTGGCACTTGGTCTAGCAAATGCATCAAGATATTCAGCCATTTTATACCTCGCTCAAATATACTGACATGTTGGGTCCACTATTATTTCTAGAATACTCTATATTATATACTACAAACCTATCTGTGTCAGATGAGATAAGATCCATGTTAGAAGAGTCTTTATAGCTTAATGTCACAATGTCTCCAAGCTGTAATGTTGGTATTGCAAACATGTTAATTCCAATAGATTTTTTAGGTTTCATCAATTTATTAATAATCCAGCCCATTAATGCATTTGCATCATCATCTGTTTGAATGTATAGGCTATCTATAGAAAATTCATTTTTTCCATATATCATTCTACTTTGTCTTATTTCATCATACTTTAATTTTTCTACAAGTGGAGAATAAACTAGTGAACTACCCTTGAATTCTGGATCTGATAAATTACCACGTTTTTTAAAATAGTCATCAACAGTTAACTCCTGAGTAGTATCTTGAGTAAATGTTATTCCTTGTATTCTTAAAAAATTTCCAGTAGTTTCATCTAAACTTAATGCTTTATCTGTAGCATTAAATATTAAAAATTCTGCCCCATAAGAATCTGCTTGAAATCCAGAAGTAGTGTAACCCTTAATTCTATTAAATGTTGGAGACATTTGTGCATAAAGTGCTGGGTATGCACGATCATATCTGATGTCAAAATATGCACACTCTCTCATAATTGACCCAAACTCTTCAAAATACATATTGTATTTGGGTGGCTGTTGTGCGCTAAGTCCAGATAGATATGTGCTTTGTATAATTCCACTCATTGCGTATTTAGTAAATGACTCATTAGCATTAACCTTTCCTTCTGAAAAAGCAGAAGATAAAGTTTCACCAACAGTAAACACACTATTTTGTGAATAGTTTTCTGAAAGTGCATAAACATTTTCAAACATACACCTTGAAGAACCACGAGTAAATATAGCCATATTGTTATATACTGGAAGTGGATCTGTATCATCTACAATCTTAATTAACTTATTATTGATGTATAAAAAGAATCTCCTAGTCTTTCCAATGTCTTGATACTCTACAGATAGGTCGTATACTGTTGGATTTTCCTCAGAAGCCATTCTATATTGTCCAGTAAATCTTCCGTCGTCTACTAGAATCTTTGATAGCCCTCCCCATAATTTTACAGGTATTGCTTTACTGCTAGTAGATTCTTTTTTAATTTTATAAAAAACAATATTGTTTATTGATTTTTCTGCGTTGCCCTTAGTGTCAATTTTTAAGTATGAATTTATATTATCTTCTGTTAATGCAACAATTTCAAAATAGTATCCATTATTAGTTTCTGGATTAAGCAAAACAGCCAGTCCGCCAGAACCACCACCAATATTTACATTTTGATCAGTCTGGGTTCCAGAGGTTTGATAATAGGTTGTGCTTCCAATTGGGGTTTGTGTTCTAGTTTCATTATTTTCAATTTTTCCAACAATACGAATTCTAGTTCCAAAATGTTTATACGCATTGTTAAGTTCTTTATATACATAAGAAACAAAGTTTAATGGAGTTTCTGTTGTTTTAAAAGATGGACCATTCATTACTAATGCAGAAGATTGAATAGTTCCGCTTGTTGTGCTTTTTAAATTATTAACTGCAGTTTCAGTTAAATAATTTGTTGCCATAAAGTTTTTAATAATGCCATTTCTTGTGGTTTGTCTAGCAAAAGTATTATTTACTCCAGCAGCGCCTAACGTAGTTGCTGGATACGTAACATCGGAATCCAACTTGGTTGTAAACATATAACTAGATTCCATTTCACATCCACGAACATAATCATTGTTTGACCAGTATGGACTGATTCCTGCAGTATGTGCAGAAATTGATGTTCCAAATTGGGCACGACCATGCTCAACGACATCTCCATTTTGCAATCTATTGACTCCATCAACAACTTCATAGTATGGAATGGAGTAAATTCTTATCAAACCAGTTGGATATATTTTTCCATTAAACGGTAGTGATGAAAAATACTTTTGATATTCCTGGTTATCGCTAATCCAAACGTTTCCAGTTCCTGTAATATTAAACTCTGCTGCATCATACCTAATAATTTCTCCATTAGAGTATATGTATCCCTGATACCTTGTTAGCCAATATACATTTTCTCCAAGATCAATTATATTATTAGTAACAGCATGGTTTACTACTGTTGGTGCTGTGGTAGTAATATTAGAATTTAATGGCATTGCTCCCAATACATAACTACCCTGCTTTGAAGCAAGTTCATTAATTGTTTTTGTGTTGTCTGTTCCAGATACTTCCCACAATAATGCAGGCTTATATATCCATGTTTTTTCTTGGTCTAGTAAACTTGATTGACGAATTGATCCATACGAACGCTGAATATACCTTGTAGTATAGTTAATTTTACCGTCGTTATATATTTTTTTATCTTTAGATGCAATAGAAATAATATTTGGAAGGTTTCCAGATGTTGAATTCTCAATTACACCTGTATCTGACTGCCCATTGTTTCCAGAAATAACAAAGTCTGTGCTTCTTTGTTCTTCAGTAGGCATAAGATAATCTTTGCTCATTACGATAAAGTTATTATATTCATCAAAAAACATTGCTGTTTGTGTTGCTATTGCTAACTGATTTAATACTTCTGCAACATTTTGGTCTGGGGCAACAAAGAAATATGGAATAACTGGATCGGACTCACCAGGAACTCTTCTAAAAACATAATTGCTAAATCCAATATAGTCTAATAATGTTGTAATAGCATAACTTAAAGAACTTTGAGTTGTAAGTAATCTTGGAGCAGGCATAGATTCTAGGAAAAAGAAAAAGTCTCTTAGCTGAATTGACAAAGTGCCAGCAGTTACATCAGCCTGTGGAAATCCTTCGGAGTATAAAGACTTAATGGGAATATGATAGTCATATCCGTCTACACCTAAAACAGCTTCATAAAAATTAAACTTTATATTTTTTCTTACATATTTTGAAATAATACTATTAGAGTTCTGATCATTAAAAGCTTGGTCATCATCAAATAAAGATATCTCTCCATTAGAAGCTAATAGTTGTCCTACTGGTAAAGAAGTCACACCAATATCAGAAAGCATCTTCGTAATTTTAAAATCTATAACCTTGTCTGAGATATCTGCTACTAATCTTGGAGACATTTCAATTAAATCAAATGTAGAATCAAACTTATTCATGGTAGTTACTGCTACCCTAATTCCTTTAACATATGAAAATTCACGGTATGTTATTCCGCCATCTATATCATTATTAAATGAATCTGGAGATGTAAAGTCTGTTACAAAATTAGTATTTCCAGTAACTGATTCTGATCCCAACTTCCAACCATATTGCGGTATAAAAGAAGTGTATGCTCCGTTAATCCAAATATAAAATAATCCACGCTCACCATCATTTTCTACTACAAGGTAAGCATAACCTTCTAGGCTTAACTCTGGTAGCAATGTATCTGATGATAATCTATCTGCAAATACAAAACTAGTTGCATATTCTTCTGGGATTATTAATCCATATTCTAATTCTAAATATCCATCATTATCAACTATAGCTTCCCCAGATTCACGCAGATCATTTTCGTTAAAGTTATATGCATCTACCCAACTATTATTTTTAAGATATTGAATCTTCCATCTTTTGGGAACTGTTTTATTTGTTTCTCCGTATAGTGGATCTATAATAGTAGATGTTGGTGTAGTAAATGGTCCAAGGTTAACATCTCCTACGTTTGTTTGCATTTTTACAACAATCCTATTAGTTGGAACTTCTTCTTTATATACTACAAATGGAACAGCATCATCAATATAATTTAATCCATTAGATATATTTTTTGCAATACCACGCTCAATATTATTTTCAGTTCTATATGATGTCCAATATTTAAACTCATCATACCTTGAAGGCATATAGTATCTTGGTCTTTGTGCCATTAAAGCACCCGAGTTTGCAAGAAATCTGTTATTAAAATATAGTGGTTTATTGATTCCTGATCTTGGTCTAAATGGTTTTAAACAATCTTCTAATGAATATATCATTTTCATTTTATCTTTAGTTGCCGTAAATTTTTGAGGAACATTTAAATTATCAAAACCACCATCAATTACTACATCTGCGTCTGTAGCATTTGTGTAGTAGTTTCCGGAATCGGATGAGTCAAAAACATTTGGTAGAGTATGGTATGTAGAACCAGCAGTTAAAGGACGGTATCTATAGTTTCCGAGTTTAAAAATATTATCGGGCATATTCATATTCCACTCAGCAAGAACTAAAGATTCTAGCCTTACAGTTGAAGATGTTTCTAAGTGTGTCTTTAATGCCTCATTAACAAACACTCTAGACCTCTTCCAGAGTTACCGATATATTCCAAAGATCATGATTAGACCCACCACGTTTTGTAACGGTATAACTAAAATCTGCAAAGTAAACCTGCATAATTTGATTGTATTGAGCCAAGTGCCCAAAAGCTGCATCATCTTTTCCAAAATTAGAATACTTATCATAAGCAAGATAAATCCAAAATGGTCCTGGATGGTTTTCATACCAGTCTAGTAACTCTACTCCACCTGCACCACCATCAGCTGTAAATTCTCCATTGCTATTTTTATAGGGGGATACGCCAGAAGCACTGAATGATGGGTCTTGATAATATGATCTTGATGGTAGATTATTCCAAGACAAGTTCATTGTTAGTTTATCTGCAATATGATAAGACCTCATCCTGCCATTAATAGTTCTTTGACGTTGTTCTATTCTAGTTGGATTAAATTGAAGTTCCCCACGATTATGGTCAGACAGGACTAGGAACTGGTCTATTAGGGCCTCATCAGTCTCTGCTGGCACCTCTGCGCCTATTTCAAAGCCTGTTGGTAGATAAACTCCATTTACTAGGGTTCCAGCATTCTCAGACCACAGAAGGGCTTGTGGTCGCTGGTATCTACGTCTGCCTGCTAAATATGCTGCGGTAGCCATTATCTTTGTCCTCTGATTCTTTGTGCATCAATATATTTAATCTGACTTATTACTGCATTTGCAATATCGCCAGAACTTGCATTTGATTGTGGAACTGTAATTCCAATATTATAATTATACATGGCGCTGGAGTTATCTACCATGGTATTTGAACCAGAAGACCCAGCACTATAAGAAGTTGATTTTGGCATTTTAAAACTTGGATTATTCATTGCTGATAGCATCGGGCCATACTTATCTACAGACGATTTACTCATTACAAACTCTCCTGGAGTTAGCATAGCTGGAACTGTATCTGTTCCTCTTGATAGTCCACCTTTTGCAAAATATTTAGGAACTAAGCCACCTTTTGCAAAACCCATTCCAGCCCCAGGACGGAAAATAGCATCTTCATATTTAGTTAAATCTCTAATCTCTTGGTCTGTTAATCCTAGATCATCCGTTTTTGTTACAAATCCACCACCACCGCCACCACCACTACTTTGAGCAGCAGATACGGCAGCCCATGCAGCAGCAATTGCTAAGACAGCTGCTTCTTGATCTTTAAGAATACCATTAATATTGGTCAAAGTTCCAGGAAGTGCATCTACTATTAGTTTTTGCTTATCCCATTCAATTCTTTGATTATCAATTACATCAAGTTGGTCTTGAAGTTTTTTCTCTAGAGCTTCAAGTTTTGTTTTTTGTATTTCTAATTTACTATTCTGTGTGTCAAGGTCTAAATTTCTTTTTTGTTCAATAGCATATATTTGCTGGCTGATTTGGTATTGACGTTCCTCAATTTGAGCTCTTGTCATTCCATTAACCAATAAGGCATCTAGTTCTTTCTTTCTTGCAGCTTCTAAAGATCCAGTCTGTTGCCCTAAAGCATTTTGTGCTGCAGATGCTCTCATATCTTGTGCTGCTGCTGCAGCTGCAGATATATCTCCCTGAGACAATGCATCTGCCAAAGTTAGTTGTTGTTTTTGTTGACCTGCTATTTCAGAATTAATCTCTGATATTTGTTGTAATGCACTTGCTTGCAAATCATACTTATCATTAATTGCCTGTGACTGATGATCTATAATTGCAAGGTTATTAGATAATACAGTTGATTCATCATTTAATGGCTTTAGTGCAGTTTCTGCATCTTTATTTATTTTATCAATTTCAGCTTGAACTTCATCAACAGCAGTCTTTGCAGCTTTAATTAATGGGTCAAGGGCTTGACGTGCCTGTGCTTCTTGAATTCTAAAATGTTCCATAGCTTGATCAAATGCTTGCCCAAATGCTTCTATACTCTTTTTAACATCTGCAAATGGATCTATAACACGAGCAAGATTTTCTTGTGATTTAATATTTTTATCTATTATAGCTTTTAATTCTTTATAGGATAAAGTAGCATATTTTGGATTGTTAATAAGATTTACCATATCAACATCATTTATTAATTCTTCTGCTTCTTTAGTATCATACCCAGATTTAGTTAAACGCTCATAGGCTTGTTTTTTTGCATTAATATCTTTTGTCTGTTGTTTTAAATTAGATAATGCTGTAGCTGCACCCAATGCTTTTTCTACTTCATTTGCTTTACCTTGAGCTTTTTGAAGTTGTTTCACTAGCTTTGCCCATTCACCTGTTCCAGCTTTAATTTTTCCTGCTGCAACATCTGCTGCAATTAAAGAATCTGACGCCATGTCTGAAGCAGTTTTTGCATCTACCCCAGCTGCCCTTAATGTGTTGTAAGCTTTAGCTTGCTCTCTAATTGACTTAATTTTTTCTTGCATATTTTTTAAAGCACTTGGTTTATCTTCTCCACTACCTATTTCTTGAAAAGCAGCTGCAGTTGCTTTATTTAATTCTGCTATTATTTTTCCAGCTTCTGCTATTTTATCTTTAAATTTTGTCAATATCTCTTCTGCGCTTTTTGCTTCTCTTGCAGAAACATTATCTTTTTCTACAGTTTCCATTGCTCTTATAACTTGTGCAGTTACTGCAACACCAGCAGCTTTTGCTTGAAGAATAAGTAATTTTGAAGATATTGTTTCAATTCCTTCTGCAGATTTTTGAAGATCTTTTGGAAGACTTTTCATTAATTCTGCCATCAAAAACATTCCTGCTGGTGCAGGCATTCCAGAAATACTTTCTTTAATTTTATCAAAAGCCATAGCAAATTGTTCTGAAGATATTGTTGAATTCTGTAGTTGCCCAGATAATCCATTAATCATTCCTACTATAGATTTTGATGCTGTGCTTAAGCTTGTTTTAAGATTATCTGACATTGTTTCAATTGTATTACCGTAAAATTGATCTATATAGGTAGAATATCCAGTAGCAAAATTCTTAGATAAATTTTTAGCAAGTGCATCTGTTGTTTTTTCTAATGTTTTCATTCCATCTTTGCTAGCCAAATCTATACTTTTAACATCAAATTTTATACTAGTCTTGCCAGCTTCTTCTTGAAGGGCATTTATAATAGTTTGAACTTGATCTGCTGCATATCCTTTACCCTTAAGTTGAATTGCCAAGGAATTAAATATAAGCTCTGCTTGTTTAGATGTAGCTGCTTTTAATGAAGTAATATCTTTTGCAAAAGTTTTTTGAAATCCTTCATCAGCCTTTAACTGTTCAAGTTGTGTTCTTTGAGCAGAACTTGTTGCAAGCTGTGGAGTAGCAGATTCAAACTTTGTTTTTGTTTCAACAACACCAAAAAATGATCCAAGCATTTTTAGCTTTTCTGCAGAAAGTGTTGCAGCATCACCAAGACCTTCAATAGCAAGTCTTTCTTTTTCTCTTTGATTATTAATATACTTAATAATAGATACGCCTGCTGTTATAACGCCTATTGCTATTCCTATAGGGCCAAGGAATTTTGCTATCATCCCACCAAATCTAAGCAGGTTGGGAAGCAACTTTTTAATACCACCAGAAAATAATGTTGTATTTAATGCCATCTTTTTCGTTGCAACATTTTCAAGAAGAAGACCAGCATTTTTTGCTCTATTGGTTGCAAGTTGTAGCATATTACTTTGTGTTAATAAACCCGTTACTGCTTGTAGTGCAAACATTGCTCCAGTTACTTTAGATATTGTTCCAGACATTTCTCCAAGTTTACCGCCAGACATTGAGGCAATTCCTGAAAGTGATGAAACTGCAAAAGATGCACCCATTAAAGATCTATCAAGTTTTTGCATTCTTTGTGTTGCAGTTTCTGTTGCTCTTGCATTTTCAATTACTTTTTGTGTAGTGTCTGGACCCATTGGCATATTTGCAGCAACAGTGCTCATTGGAAGTGATGGATCACCTTGTGGTCTTGATGCTACTCTTCTAACTCTTTTACCTGGAATTCTTGTAGGGGCACCCTCTGGGCTTGATGCTACTCTTCTACGATTTTGTGTTCCTCTAACTGCTGCGGTAGATAGGCTAGATCCTGATTTTTCTACATCATCTTGACGATTGGCCATTCCAACTTCAAGGCCTCTAGCAATATCTTCTCCAATTGGAATTGTTCTTTTAGATGGTGATCTAGTTCCTGCTGCTCTAGCTGTTGCTAAAACTGCTTCATCTGTAATCTCTGTGGCCATTGCTCCAACACCGCCACGTTTTCTTTTACTTGAACTCGATCCAGGAGTAACACGACCACTGGTTCTTGGAACACCTCCTTCAGTTGTAACAATTTTGCTTAGTGATGGATCTGCTTTTTGAGCATCTAACATTAACTGTGCTTGTTCTTTTGTTAAATTATACCTAATCTCGGTTATTGTATTTTCTGCAATATCAAGAACTGATTTTAATTCTGCTCCAAATGATCCTAAACCTTCTCTTGCATTTCTTTCTATAATTTCAAAATCAGCATCTGTTATCTTATAACCCTGAGCGCTCTTGTCAATTAATTCTTGAACTCCAGTTTGAATTGATTTGTCATATGCTTCAATTTGTGGTAAAAGTTTTTGAAAATCACCTCCGCCAATCTCTATTGATTTCATCCATTTTCTTGGACCACGTTCTACAAAGTCATCCATAAATTTTTGAATTTCAAATCCACCATGAGCCATGGCATTATTAATATCACCACGTATATCATATCCAAGTCCACCCTTTGAAGTAACTTGTGCTTCGGGAACTATTCTTGCTAAATCTTCAAGTCTTTTTAAGGTTGTTGGATCAATAATTCCATTCCTACTTGAAAACATTGCCGATGCTGATGTTTGTGTTCCACCTTGACCCACATGGCCAAACTGTCCTCTTCCCTGCTGTCCAATATTTGCAGTATACTGTGATCTAAATTCTCTTAAATTTTCTTTTAAGTTTTTCATTGTAACTGACATTTCAGAAGAAATAGTTGTAACAAGTTCTTTAAAAGGCTCCACTAACTCTGGTCCCATTCTTGATAATTCTGCATCAAGGAATTTTTTTACCTCTAAAGAACTACTTTGTGGCGATGCCATTGAAGCAATTCTTGAAGAAAAATCTTCGTCCCCAGAATTAAGTCCTCTTTTATATCCTGGTATATTTCCAGCAATCATGCCTTCAATTAGTGGAGCATACTTCTTTGCCATAGCTGCTGGGATAACTGCTTCTCCAGGAGTAAGCATTGCTGGAACTGTATCGCCCTTACCACTTCCAGGAACACTTATAACTCCATTAGCATAACCTTTTCTTGCACCAGGAAGCATCATACCTGGGTTATTAAGCATAAACTTTTGACCAGCAACAGTTGCTTGTTGATATGCCGCAATTAATTGTGCAACAGCACTTGCTTCTGCAGTAAATTGTTGTGTTAGTCTGGCATGTGATTGATCTAATGAGTGTGCTGCAGCAGCTGCCTCAATCTGCTCCATTGTCAAATATTGAGTTTGCTCTCCAAGTATTTGAGATTGTCCAGTTAATCTTAAATATCCATTGCGAAGAATCATTGCTCCCTTAACTGCGTTAGCAAGTAAGTTAGCAAGCAAACCAAAAGTCATTAAGAATATAGGACCAAGACCAGCAATACCAAGAGTTATTAATGTAACAACTTTTTTAGTTCCACTAGAAAGATTTCCAAATTTCTCTAATATGTTTCCAACAAATTCAAGTATTGGGGTTACCGCTTCTAGGAATGCTTGACCCACTGGTATTAATGCAACCTTTAGATCTTCAACTGTTTTCTTAAACTTATTCATTGATGACTCAGCAGTCATCCCTAATTCTTTTTCAGATAATGAAGATAGTTCTTCTACTGAAGAATTTGCTAATCCAAGAACACGAGCAGCTTGATTTCCATCTTTTGCTACGTTTGCAAATAGTGTTGATAGACGTGCAAATTGGAATTTACCAAACATTTGCTCAATTGCTTGTGCTCTATTTAATGGATCTAGTTGATTGAGTGCTGTTGCAAATTCTATTACTGTTGCCTTAAGGTTTCCTCTATTTTTAGTAACAATATCAGTTGCATTTATGCCAAACTGCTTAAGCATAGCTGATGCTCTACCTGTTGGATTAATAAGGGCAGCTAGACCAGACTTTAGTGCGTTAGCTCCTTCTGATGCATTGATGCCACCTTCTTTCATTGCTGCAATAAAGAATGTTAAATCTTTTACATCTCCACCAAGCTGTTGAATTACTGGGGCTACTTTTGGAATGGCGGTTGTAATATCATCTAGAGATACTACTGTTTGGTTTTCTACTGCGTTAAGAAAGTTAATTGAATCTGCAAGCTTATCACTTGACATTCCAAAAGCATTTTGAAGTGCAATAGTTGTTTCAAGTGCTTTCTGGCTATCAATCTGTCCAAGAACAGATAGTCTTGTTGCCTCTGTTGTTTGACGTTGCAGATCTAATCCTTGAAAACCTGCTGCTGCTGCTTCTGCAGCTAAACCTACAGTTTGTGATACGGCAATACCATACTTAGTAAATTGTCTTCCAAGCTCTGTAATATTATCTAGGGCTACTTGTGTTTCTTCTTGTGGTGTAAATAAATCTCCATATACCTTTTTAAATTTAAGCGCTTGGGCTTCCATTTCCATAAATGTTTTTGTTGCTGCACTGCCAACAATAGATAGTGGTATTGTAAAACCAACCATAAGTTGGCGACCTGCCCACTGTGTATTTTTACCAAAGTTAAGAAGATTAGTTGATCCTTGTTTCATTAATTGATTAAATAAAGCTTGTTTTTGTGCAGCTATGGCGACTTTAGTTCCATAGTCATTCATGTTTAGACTAGTTGGAGTAACTGCCAATGCCTGCATTGCACCGTTTGTATCACGGCCTAATTTTATATATTGTGTCTGAAGTCTTTTGACACGCTCTTCAGCAACCTTACCGATAGTATCAAATTCTGATTTAAATAATCTACCAAATGTTTTTGTAGAAGCTCCAGCATAGCGGAAGTATTCACGCATTGAAAACTTATTACTCTCAAGAGAAGCGGTAAAAGATTCTGCCGATGTTCTAACAGTGCGAAGCTCTGCAGAAAAAGCACCAATGGCATTTACGCTATTAAGTAAATTCTTCTGCAGAGACTTCTGTGCTATTGCAGCTGATTCGCTGCTTTTTGAAATAGATGTGTGAAACTGAGATATTTGTCTCTGTAATGACTTGAGTTGTGCTAATGCTGCAGACGTATCAATATTTACGCCAATATTAGCATTAACATCAGCCATCTATCACACCTTTTCTTTTATATAATTATTATGCGTTAAGAACGTCTGTGACAGATGACAAGTTAATGCCTGATGCTGCCTCAACGATCTTATACACAGTTGGTAAATCTAAAAGATCTTCCAACTTCTGAATGTCTCCAGCCAGTTCTGGCTTGTATTGCTCCATAGCAATTTGAACACATTCTATAAGCAGAGTCATTGATTTCTCATTGTCCTCCGCAACCTTTGCCACCCCTTCAAACTTCTTCATAAACGGACGAAGAAGTGATATCTTTAGTGGGCGAACGGTTATCTTTGTTCCATCAATGAGAGTGACTTGTTCAGCCTCATGTGTGGTTGTCGCCATTGTTTCCTCCTATAGGTTAAGTCAATTATAGCATAAAAGCACTATTTTGTTAGATCTTCGTAATCAAGACCCATGTTGATACCAAAGCCTGCTTTTTGTGCCTTTGGTCCTTGGAAAGATAATATATCATTAGAGTCTGAAGTTTGTCCACCACTAAATACTCTTGCTTTTAAATCTTCCCACTCTTTCTGGCCCTTTGATTCTCCAGACTGAGCATCTAAATCTACTCCCTGAATAGCAGCCAAAAACTTTTTTTCTGTATAGTCTAACTCTCTACTTACTTCTATTGTAGCCATTAACTCTGGCATAGATAATGATTTTTCTAATTCTTGATAGTCTTTCCAGATCCCCAGCAAAAATACTTCTGATTCTAATTTTGCTAAATCTAAAGTTTCCCAAGTTACCCCACTTTTTTCTGCCTGATCTTTAACTGGCTCTTCAGACTTTTTATTAATTTTGATTCCAGCAGCCACGTCCAATATTATATACATGGTTGCTAAATCAATATTGTCTTGAACAGTAAATATACTATTTGATATTTGTGGATAATATTGCTTCATGCATATTCTTACACATTCTAGCAAAATATCAATTGCTTCATCATCGTTACTTGTATTTTTTATATCTTCAAATGCTACCATAAATTCACGAAGATACTTAATCTTTAATGGTATTATTTCTAATTCTGTATTATCAAATAATAAAATATTTTGACTATTATATATTGTAGTTGCCATAGAAATTCAATTCTACCATAAAACAACAAAGCCCACATCCGAAGACGTGGGCTATGAAGTATAGTTAAACTATTATGATAGAAGATCTCCGAATGTGCGATCTACGATTTTACCGTATGATCCTGAAGTATCCTCTGGTAGCAAACGGAATGAAACTTCAAACATTGAAGCTTCGTCACGCTTTGCTGAAACTGTTACGTTTTCAATTGACAAAGCACGGTATGCTGTGTAGACACGCTCCACGAATGGAGAATCTACGCAATCACCTGTTCCAGGTCCTATTGCAACAATTCCACGCTCTACTGGACATTCACCGATATCTCCTGCAGATAAGTTCAAAGACCTACCTGTGTGAGTTGCGACGTTTCCAGTCAATTCAGTATCGCTAAATGCTAGAGCCAAGAGAAGGTTCTCAAGGGTAGCTTCAGCAAAAGCAGTTGCAAGATTAACTTGCATACCTTGCTTGTAAAGCTTTGCAACGTCAAGAATTTGGTCAACTTGAACTTCACCGAAGTCTGGTTGGAACTGCATTTCTAGACCGTTCATGGTATAACCTACGTTAGTATATGCTGCATCATTTGAAAGTGTCTCTCGGAATGATACCTCAGTGCTAAAAGTCTCCAATGTATTTGGAGCTAGGGTTGTGTCTGCAACGAAAAGTGCTGCTGCACCAACGATAATGTTGGACGACGTTCCACGACTATATGCCATTTATTCACCTCTTTCTGTAAAAATAGATATTAAGTTTTTGGCGTTTGTTTCCTCAACTTAATTATAACACCATTTTATGTATATCTGGCGTTGACCGCATCTGTGGTGTGATAGTCATACTCAATGACCAGCTTATTTAGAAATAGTGTCCTGGCTGAGGCCAGCTCTGCTATATCCCGTGATTCATCTGCCTGGTAAACCTTAGTATTATGGAAATATACGTTAGGGGTAATGACATTACCATTTTCGTCTAAAATATCATTTGATGCAAGCCACAGGTTCATGTCTTGAGCTGAAGAGTCTTCTCTGTCTAAACACTCAATGATTACTCTGGTTACATCAAACAAGTTAGTCAGATCTGGGGCATATATAAAATAGACTAGCTGCTCACGCTTATTTCTATAAAAAGCATTAGGTCTAAATCTAATTAATCTATCAAACATGATTACAGTGGCATTAGGGTTATTTCTAATATACACACTATCGTTATAGATATCCTCTATATTTATTGGGCTTTGTGCTGGGAAAAAAGGTTGAAATGGATTAGGTCCGTCTGGAACCAGGCCAAACTCTTTAAGCTCACTATTTATATAAGCATTAAGAAAGGTTGGCGGGAAGCCAGTATTTAAATTAACGTTAGAAGCCATATGTCTATTCTACACCAATCTTTGCATTAATTATCCATTTATATCCAGTATCAATACCCTTGTTTTTACCTGCTTTAGATCCCGCTTTAATATTTTTCTTAAATACTGTAGGCTTTTGGATATAGTCATAAAGGCCACAGGCTCTAAGAAATGATTGTTTAAAATATTTTAGCATAAACTCATCCATAACATTTTCAAACGATCCCTCAACATAATCTCCACCAGGGTTTCTCACAGTGATTGAGCCTTTTGTAAAAACAGTTTTGCCACCTTCATTAAATACTAAGACTGATGATTTTTTAGGTGATATTGTAACTGAAAGACCCTCTTCCATAATTCTTGCTTTATTATAAAATGGGGTATTAGCATCTTCTTGTAATGTTCTAGACTGCCTAAAACTTGAATTAATTCTTAGTCCTGAGTTGCTAACTTTATACTGTAAATCAAACAGTCTGGCTGATGGACTGCCTACCTTATACCATTCATAAACATGATGCAACGCATTTGGATTACCCCTTGCAGAAACATCTATATAAGATGCTAAAGCTTCAATAACTCCTTCACCAAGATTTTTTAAAAATAAAGCTTTTCCTTTTTGAATACCGTCTAGAAAGCCTATAGAATAATTGACAATGTTTGTCATTTGTTTTTCAAATTGTTTTGTATTAGTTCTTGCTATCATCAGTCACTCACTGTTTGATTCTCTGTTCTACGCCAGAGCATCTTAAAGTATTCTACTGATCCAAAAGGTCCAGTAAATGGTTCTACGGTTGCCATTTCGTATATGGTTCCTTTGCCAGATCTTGGACCTGCTGTTTCTTTATAAATCATCTCGTCATAAGCATTACGAATATTAGTTACTAAAATATTAGTTATAGCATTTTCAGAATTGTTAGAAGATGTTCTTGGATCAGTCTTAGTTCTAGCAATAAGCTTATTCTCATATTGAAGAAATGTTTCTGGCTTAATGTCTTCAGTTCCTGCACCGCCAACACTTGTGGCATTGCATATTATTGTTCTATCAAAAACCCAAGTTTTAGTTGCTTGTCCATACTGTGTTTGATTAATAATAGGATAATATATATCAGCCTTCATTGGATACATGAAATCTGTTTGTTCGCAAGAATCCATTACAAGACTCCTGGGCGGATAATCGTTTCTACGTATTTGTTAAGAATTTTATCTACCATGATATTGCCAGTGCCTTCTATCATTCTTTTATCATATTCAATTTTAAATTGATCTGTGCTATAGTTTTTAACATACCGCTTGTAATAGTCTAGCTTGCCACATTTAATATCTTCAATTAACATTTTGGTTGCATCGGTAATATCTACTGGAACTACTTTATATCCAGTTTCTAGTAAAAATATGCAGTCAAGTCCTTCTGGAAAAGCTGCACTTGGGAAAATAGTCTGAACGTTGCCACTATCTTCTGTATCAAATAAACTAATTGAGTCTGAAGGTGCAACAGGTATTCTTGGATATTTTCTTTCTGCACGGCTTAAAGAATCAACAAATGCTACTGGATCTTTTGTAATTGCAGTTTTATCTTTAGTAATAATGTAATTGTATTCTTTTAATGCTGGACCATTTACGGTATCAGTAAGGTCGTAAACTAACTCTGCATTTTCATATGCCTTCAAAATTTTATGTGTTTTTTTCCAAAGCGGTATATAGTCAGTTCCTTGTCCAACAACTTCTAAGTATGTTCTATTATAATAAAATCCACCAGTTATAGAATCAATTATCATTCTTGCTAAATTTTCATATTCTGTATAAGCGGCAATATCTGATGCTGTTCCAGAGGTAGCAAGTGTAGCTGGGTTTACATATGGTCTAACAATTTCTAAATTATCCTCAACAACAATATCTCCACGCACAAGGTCTACTCCAGATGATCCAGCATCTTCATAAATACTTATGGCATAAGACTTATCATATTTTACAAAATCTCCAGTTAAAGAATATACAATTTTTCCTTCTGAAGAAGATGTTTGTCCAGACTCTCCGCTAATAAACACTTCAAGTTCTGTTTGCTCTGCTACATCTTCAATAACAAGAATATAGTCTGCGGACTCATCTGGAACTGAATAGGTTACAGAGAGTGGATATGGTGGGGTGCGAAGAATTGTTGACATAATTATTTACCGTAGTATGCGGATACCTCTTCAGGTGGTGCAATTCTAACCAACCTGTGTGTTAACCACTTTTCCGATGCCTCCTTTGAGACTATATTGTAACCTACCTTTAAAGCACCTAAATTATCCATATGTAGGTTTCTTTCTGAATATAGGGCTACCTTATTAATTAAAGTTTTTGTTTTTTCTACTTCTTCTACTTCTTCTATTTTTTCTTTTTGCTTTGGTGGAATCCAGCTAGCTAAAATTTCTAAAATTTCAAGTTTAGTCTTTGCATCAAACAATTCAATATTATTTTTTTTGGCATATGCCTTTAATGCCATTACGGTCTTTGTTGATAACTCTTCTATTGTTAGACTCATAATTCTCCAGTGCTCATTTGTAATTATACCAGAAAAGAATAAAGCGGGTAGTTTTTACGCTACCCGCCATATTACTTATTGGTTAAATCTTAGGAATCAGCACTATCTGAGTCGACATAAGCGACTGCATCTAGCTCTTCCCATTGGATACCAAAGCGAACGAATACTGTGTATTCGATTGTGTCCTTCTTTGCACGATATTCACGATTTACTGTGATATCACGTTGGAAGCCCCATACACGGTTCTGAGGGAATGTCAAGTCGACATATCCTGCAGGGTAATAAGGAACTTCAAGAACATCTACACCAAGCACACGGGTTGTGCGTGTATTGCCAAGTGTTTGTGCAGTTCCATCAAGAAATTCTTGACGGTTTGCTTGTGTGCTACCAGTGCGATCTGAGAAAGCTGCTGAAATAGCGTCTGCTAGTGTTCCGTTGTTACGGACAATACCAGCGAATGCATCAGTTCCTGCGTAGAACTTAAGGTTTGACTTAAGTGCACGATACTTGCGTGGCATTGCTAAAAGCAAGCCCTGCATTACTGATGTTGTGTAGTTATCGTCTGTAACTGTTGCAGCATATTCGTGAGCATCGTTTCCGACTGTTCCACGAGTTTGCTTTACGAATCCAGGCATAATTGAAAGGAATGCGTCTGCACCTGAACCTACACCATTAATGGCAAGGTCTTCGATGTCGTTAGCAAATGCATTAGTCATCAAGCGAACTAGATGATCTTCAAGTGCTCCGCCTTCAATATTGTCTTCAAGTGCTTCAGTAGAGACTTCCCAGTCAAGACGAATCTTTTTGGTTGTCAATTCTACCTTTGTGAATGTTGCACCTGCGTTTGTGTAGTCTGGTGCTCCTTGAGCAGCAGCACGGATTACACGCTCTCCAACGTTGACCTTTTCGATCTCCATTGTGTTAGCACGCATTGTAACTCTACGACCATCTTTAGCGAGAACTGTTGCATCCCACACATAGTCGATGAAGCGACGAGCTTGTTCTGGTGCTAGAATACCACCTGCTGCGCCTGTTGGGTTAACTGCGTTTGCTCCAGTTGTTGAACCGAAAGCTGCAGTTGCTGTGTTACCGAGTTGTGATCCTACAGACGCTGCTGCAGAGTCCAAACCAGTTGCGCTACCAACACCACCAGATACGAAACCGCCTTGAGAGTTAATCTCATTGCCTGCTCCGCCTGATCCAGGGTAGTTCTTTTCTAGATTGTTATTTTGTTCCGACATATTGTTCACCTCCTAGTGATTTTATATCTTAGTTGAATAGGTCGGTTGATTTGAGGAAACGACCGCCCCATAGGGATTTTTGGGCCTTGGTAGGCTCAAACTGCACGATCTCGCCTAGATCGCCAGACTTGCGGAAAGCGGTATCTTGCTCTACGGCATCTACTCGCTTACCAAACTCATTAAAGACACCCTTAACATTGTTAACTTCTCCAGATACGGCTTTAACCTCACCAGATACAGTGTCAATAGATTTACTTAGTGCAGCAATTTGGTCATGTAGTGACTTTACTGTTGCTGCAAGATCGCCAAAGGCATTTGTAAGAGAATTCTTGATTTCAGTAACTGCCTCAACAATTACTTCATCAGATTTAGTTACATCATTTACGTCTGCAACCTTTTCTCCCTCTTCTGATTTTTCAATAGAAGAATCTGCACTACCATCATCTGATTTAGCAACTGCAAGTTCTTCAACTGCTGCTGCTTCCTCAACGACTGCAATAGCTTCTTGAGCTACTACTGGTTGTGCCTCTGGAGCGACCTGAACATCTTCAACTACAGTATCTAATACTGCTCCTGTTGCTTCTGTCATAGGACTAACCTCCTTTGTAATCTTAATTGTGCTAATGCCTTTGGCACTATCAACTAAGAACTTTATCATATTTACTTTTTCGTTATCATTCTTTTCAACAAACCCTATATTTTGCATTTGCTTTTGTGTTACTGGATGCATTGCTATTTCGGAATCTGAAACCATAACCATTCCTGTTTCTGCATCATAAAAAATATTTTCTGTCTCAACTTTTGAAAGCATTCCGTCAATCACATTATGACCATCTTTCTTCTCTATAGAAACAATATTGGCAAATTGATTTGCTGGAGAATCTACCAAAGATAATTCAAAAAGATCATAATCTTTAATTACACGGATTGTCTTATCCATATCTTCATTGTAGGCATCATCCCAAGACTTAATGTTTCCACCAATTGAGAAACCTGTGTATGTTCCGTCTAATACTTTTTCCCAGGCATTTTGGGCACCCTTTGAAACGTATGCAGATACATAAACTCCGCTATAAAACTTCTTATCATTTGGATCAAAGTATCTATCTTCTTTAAATGAGACTATCTTTCCAACTGCTGATGGTTGGTGCATTTCTCTTAGATTCCCACGGAAATTCTTAAATGCTTCAATACTTGATTCGGTTGTTACAATGTCACCTTGCTTATCAATATTGTCAAGGGTAGCAAAACCTGACACCATACGGCGTTCAATATCTACTTTTCCAATAGGCATTGAAAGACGAACATTGTCGCCATCAGTTACCCAATGTCCTTTATTTATATTCATAGCTTATCTATTATACCAAACATTTTCAACATATCTCAATTACTGAGATGCTCTCCCTTCGCCCTGTGCATTTCTTCCAGAAACAGTTGTAGTAGAGTCTGAATTATTATTTGTTCTTTCAGAATCACGTTGCCTGTTACCTGCAAGATTTGCTGCTGCGTCAGTTGCCTGACGTGCAGACATTACAAAAGGCTCATCCCCATCTGCTCTTTGTGGAAGATCTAGTTTAATTCTAGCCTCATTTGGAGTCATAACTTGAGTCTTAACGTAACGTTCAAGAATTTGTGATTGAGCAATCTCATCAGTTAGAGTGAATTCATTAAACTTAAGCTCAAGAATATCCGTCTTTTCTTTAATAATCTTATTTACTACCTTGGCAATATGGCTTTGTGCTGGACGGCAAACTTGTTCTTTAAATGTTCTATCTTGGGAAATAGCTGCAGCAACGCCAGAGCTTTCAGATCCACCAATTTTAGACATAGGCATCTGATGGGCAATAAAAATATCATCACGATTTTGTTTACGATACTCTTTAAATGAACCGTCTTGAATGCCATTTTCAACAGCTTCCATCTTAAACTCAACTTTGTTTTGATCGGTATCCCCAGGAAGAGGAATGTAGAGAGTTCTATGTGACTGAGATTTTAAACCAGTTTGAAGGAATCTAAACATCTTATCCTCACCGTCAGAAGATAACTTTGCGCCTTTAAGAGTTACAACATATCTTGGAACTGCTTTGTTTTCAAAATAATCAATGTTGTATTGAGATGCAAGTTGATCACCGATCAAGGACGGAAGGGCAGCAATAATGTCTGGAATTCCATAGTATGTGTTTAATGGAGAATATTCTTTATAATGAATGATTTCATTTGGACGAGCATCTGCTGTCATTGGATTTGGATTTTTAGCCCCAAAATTTCTAAAGTAAACTACGGAGTTTCCAATAATTTGAACAAAGCCATCGTGAAGACGACGCACACGAACTGTGGTTGCTGGAATGTGGCCAAGATATCCAATTTCTCCAGTTATTGTTCTTCCTATTTCTAGGAATCCATTTCCTGTAGCTTGAACATCTGTGTAAAACTTTTCCATTGTTTTTGTAAATGAATCATCATCGTTTAGATCTTCTATCCAGTCTTTAAGCTCAAGCTTCATTCTTTCAATTCTACGACGAGCACGATCAACTGCTGCCTGGTCATCATTCATTTCAAACCTAAGCATTGTTTTATCTGCTAATTCAAATGAATATCCAAGGCCAACAACGTTTTCTACCTTTGCATCAATAGCAGCATGATTGGCAAAAGATGTATCATAAAAGTTAGCTAATTCATACATGTTGTATGGTGGAGTAATAACATCAAACAAACCATAACCATTACGATATACCGTTCCAGGATTAATAGCTTTTGAAGAAGCATCTACCCCTGTTGGTGTTGCATTAGCTGAATCTAGATATGCATTTGTTGCAGTATTAATTGCCTTTGTTACATTCCGTGCAGTTTTTCTGCGGAAGTTTTGATTAAGACCTGAATAGTCTTTTAAATTATCCCAAGATTTATTAAATGGATCTTGAGAAGCAAAAATGTTTTCATCTTTTTCTTGAGTGTTGAGTCCAACACTTACATATTCATTATTCATCGCTACCATACTTATCATAAGTTTGTCGTGCTGCAACCCAAGCTCCATGATCATTCATAGAAGGGATTAAGCCATTTTTCATTCTATCTAGTTGTTCTGAATACTCTTCTTCACTAATTCTGGTAAGTCCTGGAACAAAAACACACTTTCCTTCCCCATCATCACCGTAGTGCATTGCAACCTTTTTTAATTCTGATATTTTAGATATATCTCCACGCATTGATTCTATATTTAGAATGCTTCCTTCGCCATCTGTAAACCAAGAACCATTAGACTTTTTGTATACGTAAAGACCCCAATTGTAGTCTTTTTCAATTACTTTGCGTCGGACATTGCCAACTTTTTTAAGAATCTCATTATCCATAACCATAAGTATAGCATATTAGACAGGAACCTTGACAGATGTCTGCCAAGATGTGTCTGTATAGATTTTTATCTTATCTGCATCAAAAATCATTCCTTCTGAGTCATCAATAATAATCTTATTAGTTCCAAGGTAGGTTTTATAAACAGCATCGGGGTTTACACCATATAAGCTGGAGGTTCCAATTACTAAAACGCCCTGCCAAGTAAAGTTGTTTATCCAGTATTGCCAGTTAAAGTTAGTTATACCATCAGTCTTAACCTTTAGCCAAGGTCTAACCAGTGTGCTTTGGATCTGTTGCAAGTTGTTGGCTTGATAATATCCAACGTTATTAAATAGCATTGGTCCAGTTAAATTAATTCCCCCTAGATATAGGTCAAGATTTAGGGCATTAGAAAATGCTATTCCAAGAACCCCCCACTCTTTAACAGTTATGACTGGCTCTCTAACTAATGATCCATTCCAAAAATATGACAACCCATTGAAGTCTAAGCCAGTGTTTTGGCTTTTTGCATAGATTCTTGCTCTATTTCCTTTTTCGCTATCCGCAACCATATAAAATTTAATCTTATCGTTTTTATAATTAATCTCAAATAACTCAGTTGGAACTAGTGGAAAATTTTCTTCATCATATCTCATCCAAAGCTGTGCAGCACTGACACGATAATTTGATGCTAATTCTTGATTTATTGGAACAGCAATACCCCTACTTATCTGTTTATCAAATTCACCACGAACCTGTATTCCACTTTTTCTATCTAAGTATAAATATGGTGTGCTTCCTTTATATATACTAAATGGATTTTTAGATTTATAGTCATAATATATTCCAGATCGTTTATACGGAAATAGGTTAAGTCCAAAACGAGTTCCAATTGGATTAAAAGAATTTTCACTTAGTGCTTGTGAAGCAAACTCTAGCCTGCTAAGTTTAATTGGCTTTGTTAGCGTATTCCTTAAATTAAACTCTAAATGAAATACAACAGCTAAATCATTAAAATCAACAGTTTTTGTGGGGTATATTAAAGTGTTATCAATAATTTCAAATTTAGTATTAGCCCACTGTGCATGTTCATCCATGTCTATTATTTTATTACTTTTTGGAGTTTCTGTTATAGTAAAAGAATCTTGTAAAGCATTTGCTCCGTCAGCAACATACTGGAATGTTAGATAGCTTCTAATTGAAGCACTTGTTGTATCATATTCATAATATTTTGCAGATTTTTGTAGCATGTCTTCATAGTCTGCCCAGCCAGTATATAATATATTACCTAGTTGCTCATATGTTTTTTGAACTGGATTTTTATATTCATTCTTTAAATCAGAATAAGTCCAGTTTTCTACAATTGATTCTGACTCTAACAATTTATCTGGGGAAGGGTATCCAATATTAAATTGTAAAAAATCTAAATCATAAAACTCATTGCCAACATCATTTGTTACAAATTGTGCAAAGTATGACAAAGGTAAATAATCTTGCCAGTATCCAGATACTCCAATATCCAAAAAGAATTTATCATATGCTTCTGTTGGTAGTAATGTATAGCTTGCTGTGTGATTAATTAATTCTGTAGAAGTTTCTGCAGTTGTTCCGCTTTCTGATAAATCATCAAACAATACAAAACCAGATTCGTCAAAGTAATTTTCTATTTCAGCTGCATTAGATGCAGTAGATAGTCCAACAGAATAAATTTTACCAGTAAACGTATTTTCTTCTCCTTCATCTCCTCCCACATATAGCTTTAATGAATTTTGAGTTCCAAAAAAGGATGAAAGGTTTTCTCCAAATTTATTTGTTATTGTTTCAAGGTTTATGCCTACCGAAAACAACTGGCCTGATTGAAGATTGGCCGTTGTGTAAAGTAACTCTTCTACTCCGTTAGAACTTAAAACATATTTAATCAAATCTTCTTCTTGTCTAATAATAAAAAAATCACCATTTATAGAGTTATATATTTTAAGAAGTGTTTGTGGCTGTATTGTTCCAGATTCTGGCCCAATATCAGTTGTATTAAAAACTGCATAGACAGACCTAACCTGATCTTTTAAAAGATTGAATTGTGGAAAATTAAAATAACATTGTTTTGAATTCCAAGTATTATTTGGTCTAAATGTAATAAACTTGTTTGGCACTGTAAGCCCAGAAGCAACCTCTTGGATTTCTTGATTATCTAAATAAAGCTCATTTAATGTTTTTGATCCTGTTGAAATTTCGGGTAGTGAATATTCTGGAGTTGTTAATACCGTAGACGTTGTAACTAAATTATCAAAGGCCCCCTGTTGCCATTGTGCAAAACCTGGATAGTTATAGTTAGCCGTATAATCTGCAAATGGATAATCTATAAATGCAGAAGTTCCTCCGTAAGCAGAGTTAATTCCTTCAGGAGAAAGAACTCCTTGGCCATAGACCCATCGTCTTTTAGCAACCGTTATTGGAACTTGGTATGAATATATGGCAACACAATCTATTTCTATTGGAGAAACATTTTCATATGCATAAAAACCAAGCCAATCTTGTGAATCTCCATTAACAATTTCACTTGGCAATTCCATATTAGCAGTATCTATTGTTAAAGATATTACTTCTTCACCATTCAGTATCATTGTTGCAGAATTATTAATTATACGAATTTGAATAAGCATTGGCCTTACCCATTCGCCAACAAAATGCGAAGCAAAACTATCACCAAGAACTAAAGTTAAAAATCCAGACTCTACATAAAGTCCATTAGATCCAACAATTGGACCAAATATTCTTTTAGGCTCTACTGTATCAGAATTTATTCTTGCCCAAAACTCTACGGTATATTCTTTATATCTTCCAACTTCATTTAAAAATCCTTTACCAGGAACTATTAAAGAAGGCTTCCCAGATGTATTAGGTATTAGTTTTGTAACTCCTGATGCACCATAGACTAAAGGTATACTAGTATTTTTTGCAAGCAAAGCATTATTGTTTACTAAGTAATATCCTTGATCTGAAGAAATACCATAAGCTGATGCTGGAATTACTTTGTCTGTAGTAATTATAGCTATGTCAGATGGAAATACTGATGGAGTTACACCAAGAGATATAGTATTAAATTCTTCTGACCACTGTCCTAAAGTAATTCCATTTAAATAAAATTCATAGTCTGTTGAGCTAGCTCCACCAGTTAAATATGTTATTTTAATTACTGCACGTAGGTTTGTATATTCATTTGGAGTTTCAAATGTTTTTGAAATAAATGCCCAATTTTGAAATAGGGTTGTTTCAAATGTTTCTAGTTTTTGAACAATTTGGGAAGTGGTTGTATCTGTATATTCATATCCAATAGATATAGATTTAATATATGCGCTATTTGAATAAAAATATGAACCAACACAAAATGTAGCAAGCTCTGAATTTAGATCAGAAAAATTAACAAGATCGGAACTGATAGAAGTTACACTTCCAGTAGCACCAACTGGAACAGTTCCCCTTAGCCTTGTTGTTATGCTATCTGGAAATGGTTCATTATCTATAGTTGATACTAGTGATGTTCCACCTGTAGTAGTCCATTGAGTTTGTATATTCCGCTGAGTTTCTGAAATAAGGCTAATATAGTCAGACGCATCATCTAATGCCCAAAGCACCAATGGGTGCTCTGAATATATCTTTTCTGCATATAGATTTGATGGGTTAGACATGATAACCCTATTATAGCAGGATGGAGATTAATATAATTTAATTTCACAGGCATCTGTAGAGCAATATGCTTCTCCAGCAGCCTCAAGATTTTCTACTCCATCATAAATAGCAGACCAGTCAATCTTACCAATTTTACCTACATGAGAATTATACTCTTCACGAGTAATCTCGGTATAAGGTTGTTGTGGATAAGTTTTATTGCCCATTGGAAGGAATGAAACTGCCTTTAGTTGTCCCTCATACATATTAAGAGCTGGAGCAATAAATTTAGTCTCTTCTTCTTTGTCAAATGAAAGAGTTACAGAGACACCATTATCTGACCAATACTTTTGAGCAGTTGCTGCTAGACCAATCTTTTCAAATAGGCTAACTTCTTTTTCAGAACGTTTATGTCCTGATGCTATTGGAAAATATACTACTGAAGTATTTGCTGATACTAAGTCATCTTCAATTTTATATCCCGCTGCTTTAAATAAATAAAGCATAGGATCAGTATTACCAAAACGAATAGCACGGAGATAAAACTCTCCTCCAGGACCCCAGTGAACTCCAGGAGTCGCACCAGAAAGAAGTGAGACAGAGCCTGATGGCTTTACTGTTGTTAC